CGTAGATATCTTCAATTGTATAAATGTCATTTTTCAATAAAGGCATATAATCACATCCTTTCTTTGATAGTATAAAGCATATGCCTGATTTTTATTAATTAATGCTGTAAGTAACTTTTTGTTGGCGCAGGAGCGGTTTTTTATTCTTCTTTTTTAAAAAACAATCCCGTTGCTTGGCTAATATAGTCAAAATCATTGGGGTATGAGCTAAAATGACGACTGGCTTCCGTATTTAATGCATTTTCGATTCCAAGAGATATATTTTTAAATTTGAATAAACTTAATAAATATAATAATTGGTTTAAATTGCAAGATGGTTGAAGCACGGAAGGGTCTGCAAGAACACCTTGTAATTCTGACAATAATTTTTCGTTTAACCGTAATTTAGTTTTTGGACAGAAATTATAGGTACGACCACCATGTGCTGCCATATTTCTATAATCAAGAGCCAAAAACAATGTACTACTAAACAATTCTTTTACAGAATCAAGAGATGCGGACTTAGCATCTATTCCATAAACTGTTTGTATTAGTTCTTCTTTGACTTCCTTCTTTTGAAAACGTATAAAGTTAATGAGCGTATTCATATACAGACCTTTTACTAATATCCAAGGAGGAACGTTGTGGTATTTCTCTCTATGATAGCGAATGGGGTCTTTTGACGAACGCAATGCTTTCTTCATTGTAGATAAAATTGTGTCCAGTGAAAAAGCAGGGTTCGAAACATGTCGGTCTTTATAATTTTCCTTTCTCAAATATATCATATCGTTAGAACCAAAATGTTCTCCGATAACGTATGAAGTTACAGAACGTAAATGTTCTTCAAGCAGTAGCATTGAAGATAAAATCGAATAACGAAGATGAGCATCTAAAATAAAGAGGGAAAGTATTTGTTCAAAATAAATACCTTCTTTATAAAATTCTTCGCCATCGATAATCGAAACATAAGGGTCTTTATATCCATTGATGAGATTATAATAACCATAAATTTGAAGTAGCTCTTTAGCAATTATTTCATCATTAAATATTAGTCCACGTCGTTTTAAAATTTCAATTTGCTCATCGGTAGTAGTAAAGTTAGCAATTATTTTATCGTTCATAAAAATCCTTTCTGGATATGCAAAAAGAGCCCTGGAATAAAATTCCAAGACTCTTTCGCAACCGGACCCCGGTCATTTACTAATTGCAATTAGTATTATAGCATATGTAAAAGTCTTGTCAAGTATTCCAAATAATTTAATAATCTATAATATATATATTGATAGTTTCCATAATAAAATTCATTCAATCAGCATCTCCGCCATACAAATACTTTCGTATCAAGAGGGCAGTGTATTTATGGTTAGAGATACTGGATAAATCAAATTAGTTATCTATAAGCTTTAATTCTTCGGCAGTAGGAGTACGGCCGGCCTTCTTTATCATTCTGGCTAATCGCCCTTTCATGTTTTCGGCATAAGTACCGTATAATAAAGCATCAGTACATACCGAAACGGCTTTTTCATACAATTTATTCTTTTCATATAGCATAGCTAAACGCTTAAAAGCCGGTGCATTTGGTGGAGAAGTTTCGCCATAAGAGTTTTCAATGGTTGCCATCTGCTTATATAAAGATATATTATCTTTACAAAGTTGTTCAAACTTTTCAGCGCGCTTTCCAGTATAATTTTTAAGATTATACATTATCGACCATTGCTCTTCGATTTCCTCTAGTTGTGGAAAGTATTTATCAGTAATTCGCATATGTTCTTTATCTGACCAAGCATCAGCAGGTTCTTTTTTAAATTTCCATGAACATTTTTTCTTTAGAGCTTTCCACTCGGCAGTTGTGCCACCTAGATGCATATACTCAAGCCAATTATCATATTCGGTTTTGGAAAAATCGGGTTGAAATGTAAATACGGTTCCTGCAAATAGTTTTGAAAAAAATCCCATAAGTTTCCAGCAGTAAGATTGTCATATAAATGTAAGACAAACAAAACAGAACAAATGTTCGAAAATATATTGATTTCAAATAATACGTGTTGTATTATCTAATTAGGAATTTCGAACGTGTTCTTGCTGCTGGGAGGGATACATATGCATAAAGATGATTACACGAAACAACGAGATATCAACTTTATTGTTGAATTACTTCAAAGGCAATCGCCGGAGAAAGTACGCGAAGTACTTATATTTATCCAGAACTACCTAGAGAAGTAATTATGAAGAGTCAGTTTTTTACTGGCTCTTTTTTAAATTCTCAATGTATTGCAGAGCAATCTTTTCTAATGTTGCCTTGCTTGGATCATCCAATTGTTCATACGTTACGATTAATGTCTGGATAGCGTTTGCAACAACGGAATCCTTATCTTTCAAAAGCAGAGCTGTATATTTCATGATTTTCTGCTGTTCCGTCAACTGCTCAAACATTTCACCTTCACCAGTACGAAGCCATTCTTCACTTACATCAAATTCTCTACATATAGAAAGGATAACTGCGTCTATCGGTTCGTTTCTTCCTATTTCATATTGTGCCACGGTGTTTCTTTTGATTCCCAATCTATTTGCGAATTCTTGTTGAGTTAAATCTAAAGTTTTGCGAAGTTTCTTTAATCGTTCATTCATGTGCTCACCTCACTTTCTGATTTTGATTATACCGCACATATATTAGAAAATCAATAAAAAAGTCACATAAACAACAAAAAGTTATTTTGAGAACAAATTCTTGTTGACATAGTTGTCTAAGAGACGTATAATAGTCGCATAGACAACAACATGATGTTGTCGAAAAAACAGCGGACTGCATTGGAGCAAGGTTAACAGTTACGGGAACATTATAATTCCTTTTCTAAATGGGCAGACATCGTGGAGAAGTCATTGCCTGTATAAGTAAAATACAACAGCTTATATCCGAGCTTTTCATACTTGCGGATAAGTTCGTTGGACTTTACGATTTTGTAAATTTTCAACATATCACCTCCTTCCATAGAGGCGATTTGCAGTCCGCAACAACATTATAACAGAAAGAGGTGAAAACACATGATGAACTTAGAAGAAAAGAAAGAAATGGAAATTAAGAACATGGTAGCTATCATGGAGCAGATTGATCTTCCAGGCATCCTTTTATTAACAAGGGACGCGAACACTCTTTTGATGAGGCAGATTGAAGCAGATGCGCCAAAAGCACACTTGCATAGAGGCGATTTGCAGTCCGCAACAACAAAAAAAGAAACTAGCGAGGTGAGAAGATGAGATTTTGTAATACTTCGACTATAGAGAAGATAGGTTTCGATTTCTACTGCGATATTGCAAATAATATTGCCAAGTTAAGAGAAAAAATGAAAATCACGCAAGTTGATCTTGCTAAAAAAACAGGGCTTAGCGAGGGCTGTATTTCAAATATGGAAAATGTAAAAATCCGAATTGGATTAGATGATGTAGAAAAATTATCAAAAGCGTTAGACGTATCGAAGGATTATTTGATTGACGCAGAGCTTGAACGAGGAGGAGAAAAGTGCCTATATTTGATTTGGCCAGAATCTATGCCAGATTTTAAATTGTACATCGAAGCGTCAAGCAAAAGAATGGCTTTTTTAACCTATGACAAAAAAATTAAAGAAGCAGGAGTACGATACAACAGTTCGAGGGAACGGTTCTTTGTTGAACTGGTTGGAATTCCAGTTTCAAAAAAAGACTTGCAGTCAAGATTTCCGAAAAGAACGGAAGAACATTTACCAATCGAACCAGATGAGGGAGGTGAGAAGAGATGCTGAGAAAAAATAATGAAATTTCAGTAAACAAAGGAATTTTGTCAGTAACAGCTAAAAAGGTAAAGTCAGCAATTGGATTTATTGCAGAAAAAGATAGCCTCAGTGCTGGCGACACAAAGGCTATCAGAGCTTTAACTGATGCTTATGATATTCTGGTTAATCCTGTGAAAGAAAATCATGTATTTCTTCAGGAAGCTGATAAAAATAATCATCATTAAGCAGTTCGATAAATATGATGCTGTCTTCAGTTGTGAACTGTTCAAAGTAATCGTAGAAAAGATGCTCTTCTTTTGGCAACGGATCGAAATCATGTTCAGCATCGTACTTAAAGAACCAAAGGGAATCGTTGACCTGCAAGAAAGATGAAGCGAAAGAGTTCAGTGCTTCATTAATTTCATCAGCAGTACAGAGCATTGTTGACAGATCGCAATAAAGTAGAAAAGTTTTCATAAAGATTCTCCTTTCATATGTACTCGGCATGGCAGTGCCTGTACATAGAGTATAGGGGAGCGAAGAATAATTTGCAATAGATGAAAGGAAGGGGTGATGAGATTGCCAAGATTAAAAGTGAATGAATCAGAATTGCGCTGTCGGAAGCTCCGTGGATGTATCAAAAACGCACAGGAGATTCAAGGAATTAATACAGTTAAAACAGCAGAACTAACCGGCATTCCGGTAAGCACGTTATATGCAAGACTCAAAAATCCAGACGATTTCAGTGTGAGGGAACTTAGGGATGTATTCAGAGTATTGAAAATTCCGGAAAAAGAAAAAGAGAGAATTGCTAGGGAGGTCATATGAGATGCGAAGAAAAAGCTTTAGCTGGTTAAAAGACATTGTGCTTACGGTTATCACAGCCATTGCAAGCGTGCAGATTTTTGTGGCGGTTTCGGTGAGCGGATGTAATGGTTGGAGTGTATCATGGCTGCCAATACAACTAGGTATGTTGGTGTTAGGAATTGCATGGGATGCGATGTTCCTGGCAGCAAATTTTCTGACATTTGGAGGGAGGTGAGAACATTGAGGGTTTCAAGTATCGACAAGATGATAGAGCAGTTGGAGGCTTTGGAAAGAGTAGATGGTAGAACAGAATACTATAAGAATCAAGCAATTGCTTATCTGAAGAATTATGCAGCGTCATTAGAGGATATTGGCGTCAAGACCATAAAAGAAAAGTGCCCGGGAGCGGCAACTCCAGTCGGGCACACGGAAAATATTCCAGTTAAATTATAACGAATTGTGGAGGGATTGTAAATGAAGAAATATGAACTTTCAGAGGAAGATATAAATGTGCTGATAGGAATAGCAGCTGCAGATACCAGCATGTTAAAAGAATTTGAAAAAGATAGTCATGTAATCATGAAGGCAGCATCAATTATCTCACTTAAAATTGAAAATCATCTAAACGGAACAGCTCCATTTCCGGAAGAAGAAATAGAGTATACCAGAAAAACGATAAAAGCAGGAAAAATTGCATCGGATTTGCTCAGGATGATATTTGGAGGTATTTGACTATGTATTACAATTCATGTCCAATATGTGGGGCACATTTGGATCCTGGAGAAGCATGTGATTGCCAGGAGCAGAGGCAAGAAAGCAGATTAGATGTGCAGGTGGCAGATAGTAGCAGTGAAAACATTTCTATGTATGAAGAAGTTGGGTGTTATGCATGAGTAATTTTAAAGTATTTCCTTTTGAAAATGAGCAGCAATGGTTGAAAGGCAGGATGATTGGAATTGGTGGCAGTGATGCCAGTGCGGTTGTCGGATTAAATCCGTATAAGAGTAACATTGAGCTGTTCGAGGAAAAGATTGGAAGAAAGATTCCAAAAGATATCTCGGACAAGCCGTGTGTAATCTATGGAAAGAAAGCAGAGGAATATATTCGAGAGTTGTTCAAATTAGATTATCCGGAATATCAAGTATCGCATCATGAATATCACATCTTGCAGAGTCTGGAATATCCGTTCATGCAGGCATCTTTAGATGGAGAGCTAGTGGATCAGGATGGAAGAAAGGGTATTCTGGAGATTAAGACAACAAACATTTTGCAGTCTATGCAGTATGAAAAGTGGAAAGACCGGATTCCGGATAATTATTACATTCAGGTCCTGCATTATCTATTGGTAACCGGCTGGCAGTTTGTAGTGCTTAGAGCTCACCTGAATACAGAATGGGGAGGCGAGAAGAGGACAACGGTAAAACATTATTTTATAGAACGTTCAGATGTGGAAGACGATCTGAAGATGTTATTGGAAGAAGAAAAGAAATTTTGGGAATATGTGGAGAGCGGCAGGAAGCCTCCACTGATTCTCCCGGAAATATAGGAGGTATTTATGGAATTAAAGATTTTGAGTCCGCAGGAAAATGGTTTTGTTCAGGAAATCAAATGGAACAACGAGGAGCTAAAGACAGAAATTGCAGCAAAGATGGAGGAATACAAAGGACTTGTGTTCACGGAAGAAACCATCAAAGATGCAAGAAAAGATAGAGCAAATCTGAATAAGCTGAAGAATGCATTTGAAGATGAGCGTAAGCGAATCAAGAAATTGTGCATGGAACCATACAATCAGTTTGAGCAACAGGTGAAAGAAGTTACCCGTTTGATAGATGAGCCGATCTGTTTAATTGATTCTCAAATCAAGGAAGTGGAACAAGCAAAGAAAGAAGAGAAGCGTAAGCGTATAGAAGAGCTGTTTAGAACAATCGGCTTTCAGTCATTTGTTTCATTGGACAATATTTGGGACGAAAAATGGTTAAATGCTACAGTATCTTTAACTAAGATCGAAGAGCAGATGAAGACAACAATGTATCGGATCGGCAATGATGTTGCTACAATACATAGACTTCCAGAGTTTAGTTTCGAGGCTATGGATATGTATAAGAAAACATTAGATTTATCGCAGGCAATCAAGGAAGGACAGAGATTAGCTGATATCCAGAAAAGAAAAGCAGAATATGAAGCCGAGCAGGAACGTCAGAGAATGGAAGAGGCGGAACGTCAAAAGAAAATTGCAGCAGCAAAAGCAGAGGCGCTTCCAAAAGAATCTAACAGTCCAGTAGAAGAACATCCAATGTCAACAAGTAATACAGATGCTGTTCAGGTGCAACCAGATGAATTAATGTATTTGGATTTTCGTGTATGGGGAACGAGAGAGCAGTTATTAGCTCTTAGGGATTATATGAATAAAAATGATTTGAAGTTTGGAAAGGTGGAATAGGAATATGGCAGTAAATAACAGTTTAGCAAACAGACAAACAAAAACAGGTTTGACAGCATATCTTACACAGGATGCTGTCAAGAAGCAGATCAATAGCGTTGTGGGTGGAAAGAATGGGACAAGATTCATTTCAAGCATTGTGTCGGCAGTTCAGACGACTCCGGCACTGCAGGAATGCACGAATCCAAGTATTTTGTCAGCAGCATTATTGGGAGAGGCGTTGAACCTTTCTCCATCACCGCAGCTTGGACAATTCTATATGGTTCCTTTTGACAACAAGAAAAAGGGATGCAAAGAGGCACAGTTTCAGCTTGGTTATAAGGGATATATTCAGTTGGCTAAGAGAAGTGGAGTATACAAAAAGATCAATGTTATTTCTATAAAAGAAGGAGAATTGATTTCTTATAATCCGTTGGAAGAAGAACTGGAAGTAAATCTGATCGAAGATGATTATGAAAGAGAAAGCACTCCAACAATCGGATATTATGCAATGTTTGAGGAAGTGAATGGATATAGACATAGTATTTATTGGTCGAAACAGAAAATGTTGGCACATGCAGAAAAATATTCGTTTGCTTTTTATAAGAATGGTGGAGCAAAGTCATTGGAATTGTTAGAGCAGGGGAAAATTCCGGAAAAAGATTTATGGAAATATTCTTCATTCTGGTTCAAAGATTTTGATGGTATGGCACATAAAACAATGCTTCGTCAGTTGATCAGTAAATGGGGAACCATGAGTATCGATCTGCAGAAGGCAATTGATAAAGACATGGCTGTGATTCAGGAGGATGGTTCAGCAGATTATGTAGACAACGATTCAGAAAATGTTGTTGTTGATCAGGAACTGAACGAAGTAGTAGAACCGGATCAGCAGCAAGTAACAGAGGTAAAGACTTCTGATATTGAGTCAGAGTTTTTCAATAATTAAAGAAGGAGGAAAGATATTATGCAGCACATTAACTTAATCAAAGAGTATCTGGAATTCGAGCTTTCGGAAGAACTTGAAAAACACAATATTACAGTAATCGCTTAGGTGTTTATCCTCCAAAAGGAAATGCATACAAAAACATGTCACAAATGTAACTTGTAAACAAATGATTCATCCGCCGGTTAGATTACTTGCTGACCGGCAGAGAGAGGAGTAATATGAAGTCAGTGCAGTTTCATGTTCCTGGTAAACCACAAGGCAAGGCCAGAGCAAGAACAGTTTATAACAGAAGTCTGGAACATTCTGTAAGCTATACGCCAGAGAATGATTTATTATATGAGAATCTGATCAAGACGATGTACATTCATGCTGCTAAAGGAATAAAATTTGATAAGGAAGTTCCGGTAGCACTTCGGATTGTAGCAAGGTTTGAACCGCCAAAAAGCACGTCCAAGAAGAAAAAGCTGCAGATGTTATCCGGAGAGATTCCGGTGATCAAAAAGCCAGATATTGATAATATTGTAAAGGTAATTGCGGATGCATTGAATGGGGTGGCTTACAAGGATGATACACAGATTGTGTTTGTAGCTGCCAAGAAGACGTATTCAGCCGAGGAAGGTCTGGATGTGACAGTAGAGGAATATAAGACAGAAAGTCAGGAGAATTAAAATTGGCAGGACGACCAAAGCAGGGGATTGATTATGCTGGATGGTCGGTTGATATATTTGATGGCGATAAGAAAATAGATAAGCTCCTTGATGCAAAGGGATGGAAAGGCTTCGGGATATATTTCTTTTTGTGTCAAAGAGCATATAAAACAAATGGATATTACTACGAATGGGGTTATGACGACTGTGCAACGACTGCAAGGAAGATGGGCGGCGGCATCAATTCTGGTACAGTTAAGGAGACTGTGGACTACTGCTTGCAAGTGGATCTCTTTGATAGGAGGTTATTTGATGAGTGGGGAGTGCTTACCAGTAGAGGTATCCAACGTCGTTTTTGGGCGGTGCTTTCGGAACGACGGAGTAAAACTGTATACCAAGAATATTGGCTCTTGAAATCCGAAGAATGCAAGGGCTTAGTTAAAGTCAGCCTAAAATCGGATGTGCAACCGACAAATAGCAATGTGCAGTCTGCAAATGATGATATGTCCCCTATAAAGAAAAGTAAAGTAAATAATATATATAATATAAAGCAATTTTCACCAGAACTGGAACAATCCTTTCAAACGTATCTTCTTGTCCGTAAACATAATTTTGGAGAACTGATACCAGAGAAAGAAAATACGTTGAGAGAAGAGTTACAGGCGATTGCAGACAATGATGCAGAACGACTTGCTATTGTTAGGAAGGCAATAATGGGTGATTGGAAGTCATTTTATAAGACAACAACTAAGAAGACTGATGATTCAAGGAAGAAGTCGAAACCTCCTGTGAAGGATATGAATAACTTCAAGCGCAGGGAGTATGATATGGATTCACTTGAAAATCAATTATTAGATAATTAGAAACAGTTTGGGATTGCATAGGAGAAACTAATGTTTATTAGAGAAGGAATAGATAATTTTTGGATATTAAACTGGTTAGATGAATTCATGATCGGACACAAAGGATTTATCTGCGGTGGATGCTTTAAGAATATCTTCAATAAAGAGAAAGTAAAAGATTTGGACATATTCTTTGAAAAAGAGTCAGATTTTGATGAAGCAGTTGAGTATTTCGATTCAAGAACGCTGGGATATGAAGGAAATGATAAGCAGGAAGAAGAGTATACATTCTATTATGAGAATGAAAAGGTGAAGGCCTACAAGCATATAAGAACAGGAACAGTGATTGAGCTGTGCTCCAATATATACGGAAAACCGGAAGAAATACTTAGCCGGTTTGATTTTACAGTTACGAAATTTGCATATTACAAAGCAGAAATAGAAGATGAAACAGGTGAAGAATATGTAAGTGAAGTTGATCCGTTTGAAAAAGTGGCAGATACACATATTGAATATCGAGTGATATATGCAGATAGATTCTTCGAGCACCTGCATATGAAACGACTTGTTACGGACGACAAGATCCCATATCCGATGAGCACATTTGAGCGGATGCTTCGTTATGCAAAGTATGGATATTTCCCATGTAGAGAAACGAAGATGAAGATTATTGAAGCAATAAGAGAACTGGACGAAAGGCAAGTCGAATTGTCTGAAAATCTTTATGATGGGATTGATTAAAAACAAATAACAGTACCTTGACAATTGAATATTGATGGTTGGAATGGTATAATTTCTGTATAAAGTGTACGGGAGGAATATCAATGGATGTATTGAAGCAAATAAATGATAGTTTAGGGAATTTCGACAATATTATAGGTTTAATAGGTGTTATCACTGGTATCATAGGATTATTTGTTGGCGGAGTGGGAATAAAATTGATAAAGAACAACGATGAAGATAAAATCGATATGGGTGAATCAAAGAATAATAATTCGCAAATTGCTAATACAATAAATAATTCTGGTATAAATGTGGAAGATGCGGAATATATAGCTAAAAGGGAAGTAAAGAAAAATGCAAAAGAAACGCCGCGTTTTGTTGTGAGCGAAGAAGAACCTGAAAATATGGCACAAGGATCTGTTTGGTTTAAAACAGATAAATAATATTTTACCAACCATCAATATTCGGTGGTTGGTATTTTTTTACGCTTTTTTAAGGAGAAAGGAACGAATTATGAGTACATTTGAGGAAAGAATAGCGAAAGCGGTAACAGAAAAATTGAATGACGGAACAGTTGAGGAACTTGTATCTGATGCCGTGACCAAAGCACTGAAAAGCAGTATTGAAGAACAGTTCAGATGGAATGGTGATGCAAGAAAGGTTATCGATGAAAAAGTAAAAGAAGTAATGACACCGGCAATCGAAAGAGTAAGTTTGGATGATTATGTGGTAAAACTTGATGCAGTTCTCGCAGAAATTATCAATAATACGAATTTAGTTGACAACAAGGAAATCTTAGGAAACTTCAAGAGCCTTATGACAGAGCCAGAGAAAGATGTAATCAGTTTAAAAGAGGTATTCGAGAAATACAAGGAATATGTCAGCAAGAATGTTGATACATCCGAGCTTGAAATTTGTACAGATGATAGACCGACGTATCAGAATGTGACAGCAGAAGTAACCGTGGATATAAGAAATTGTATGCTCGGAGGAAGATTTTGTGATTTGGTTTTCAAATGTGAAGAGGACGAGAAACTGACAAAAGCAATTCATTTGTATGAATCAAAAATCAATAGATTTAGAATTACAGGATTAAAGAGCGAACTTGATATCAATTCGTTAAGATACGTGGATGAATTTGATATTTTCATGATGCGGTTAGATCGAGCATTCTGCGATATCACAGATATTATGGATATGTACGATGATGATGTTGAGGTTGAAGCTGAACCGGAAGCATCCTGGAACTGATGAAGAAAAGGAGATAAGAATCATGGAATTTTTTATAGGACTTTTGCTTGGAGCTGCAGTATGTGTGATTGCAACAATTCCAGCAGAAAAAGATTATGGACAGTTAATGTACAGAAGAGGTTACAGTCAAGCGTTGGAGGATATACGAAGGGAGCAAGAGAGAAAGAAGTGATTGGATGAGTGAGTACAATTGGAAAAATATCAGAGCAGATAAAGAAGGAAGATATGCGGAGATGGCAGAACATCCACCAGATGAAAAGGCAGTGCAGAGCATGAAGCGTAAGCCGTATCAGAATGTGGATGTACTGGGATTTCTGCAGAAGAAGTACAAGATTGGAGGGGATACCGATGGAGCAGATGACAAGAGAGAGACTAGCAGCATACCGGAGTAATAAAGCAGAGATATTGGAACTGGACTATATGCTACAGAATCGTTGGAAGTCTGATACGATGATAGGCAATGACGTAGTATTCGATTACAGTAGAGGATATCCAATGCCACAGAGCGTTGTTGGTTTTGATCAGGACAAGTATGAAAGACTGCAGGAGCGTGATCTGAATCGAAAAGAACGTTTGGAGAAGGAATGTGAAGAGATTGAGCAGTTTGTAGATGCAATACAGGATAGTATCACGCACCGGATATTCAGAAAATATTATATTGATGGATGGAGAAGTGTGAAGTTAGAAGATGTTGCAAAGAAAGTACATATGAGTAGAAGTGGAGTAGGTAAAAAAATTGATAGATTTTTGAAAGTGTCCCTGCATTCCCCTGATTCTCATGTACAATAACACTTGAGCCAAAGGCTGAATCCCTGCGGCTCGTTAAAACTCCATAGACATAAACCTAGAAATGGACAATCTGGAGACAGGTTGTCTTTTTCGTTTTTGTTTGAAATAAAACTTGTACATTTTGCAAAAAGATTGTATCATATAGTTATTAACAATAGGTTTTATGTTTACTAAGTGGAGGGAATCATGTCATTATCAAAAAGTAAGAAAAGTCAAATCAAAGAGTATATTCTCGACAAAATCGGTGATAATGATGATGTGGTAGATAAGGTACGAAAGTGCTTTGGAATATCGGACACAACAGTATATCGTTATTTAGATGAATTGATAGAGGATGGAGCCATAAAAAGGAAAAAGCGTGGGAAATACGTTTTGTTAGAAAAACAACATAGTTTTTCTTATGAGAATACTGGACTGGAAGAGGATGTTATCTTTACAAAAGATATACGCCCAGTTTTGATGGAGCAAAACTTACCTGAGAATGTTATGAATATTTGGTATTATGCTTTTACTGAAATGTTTAATAATGCGATAGAACATTCTGAATCAAAAAGAATTCAATGCAGCTTATTTGTTAGTCGCTCAGGCATAAATATGTTAATAAGAGACCAAGGAATAGGAATATTTAAGAAAATAAAAGAATATTATAATTATGAGACATTGGATGATGCAATAGGTGAGTTATTTAAAGGAAAATTGACAACAGATAGCAAAAATCATACAGGAGAAGGTATCTTTTTTACATCACGTCTTATGGATATTTTTGTTGTTGTTTCGAGTAAGAAATATTTTACGCATGATAATTACCAAGAGATTGTATCAACTCTAGATGAAGATGATGAATTGAATCAACTTATGAACAATGAAGGTACCGTTGTATGGATGAGGCTAGCTAACAGGAGCCACAAACAAATTAGAGAGGTATTCGATATGTTTAGTGATGGAGACAATGGATTTAACAAAACAAGCATTCCGATGAAAAATGTATTTGGAAATAATTTCCCTGTTTCGCGATCACAGGCAAGAAGATTGTACAATAGGTTCGACAGATTTGATGAGGTTGAACTCGATTTTAGAGGAGTAGATGAGATTGGACAAGCATTTGCACATGAATTGTTTGTTAAATTTGCTTTGCTGAAACCAGACGTTAAAATAAAAGTGATTAATGCTGGAAAAGAAGTTGAGAATATGATTAATAGAGTGAAAAATACAAAATAATCGGATAATAAGTAGCTTACAAAGGCACCCTCCGGGGTGCTTTTCTAATGCGAAAATATAAATTTCAAAACGAAACGAATGCGAGGTGAAGGTACATGGCAAGAGTACCAGATCCACGAATCGAGCAGGCGAAGGCAATGTACCTGAAAGGTGCCAAATTAGTTGAGATTGCAAGTCAACTAAGTTTGCCGGAAGGAACAGTTCGAAGATGGAAGTGCACCCATAATTGGGATAGCGAACGTTCGGATAAGAAAAGCGAACGTTCGGATAAAAAGAAAGGCGGCCAACCTGGAAATAAAAATGCAGAAGGACATGGCGGGACGGGTCCGCCGGGAAATAAGAATGCGGAGAAGCATGGACTATTTAGTAAATATCTTCCAAAGGAAACATTATTGATCATACAGGAGATGCCGAAGAACCCATTAGATGTTTTATGGGATCAGATACAGATAGCATATGCGGCAATTATCCGAGCACAGACTATTATGTATGTGGATGATCGGGACGATAAAACAATTGAGAAAATAGAAGAAAAAGATGGAAATGTGATTGGTGAGAGATGGGAAGTGCAGCAAGCGTGGGATAAACAGGCAAACTTCCTATCAGCTCAAGCAAGAGCACAGAAGACTCTGGAAGGGATGATCAACAGATATGAAGATTTGCTGCATAAGAATTGGGAACTTGCCACGGAAGAACAAAAGGCAAGAATCGAACAAATAAAAGTCAATACCGAAAGACTACAGTCTGGTAACAATGACGATGGAGAGGATGGTGTAGTAATTGTCAACGATGCGCCAGCAGGTGAAGATATCAGACATTGTGATACCGAAGTACCTGCCGATATTCAACAACAAGACAATTAAGCATATCATTCTAACATCTGGGCGTGCCGGAACAAAGTCCAGTTATGCAGCTATTAGATCAGATTATCAGATTGTGTCGGATCCAAATGGTTCTGTAGTAGTTCTTAGAAAACATCACAATAAGCTTCGTAAGACAGTTTATAAGGAGATGCTTCGAGGAATCAACAGATTGCAACTTCCGAAATCTAAATTCCGTATTACAAAGTCTCCGATGGAGATTACTTACAAAAAGTATGGCACAACAATGTATTTTGCTGGTTCTGATGGTATCGATGATACAAAAGGTATTATCGACGAAGATAAGCCAATTAAGTTAGTTGTTCTGGATGAGCTGACGGAATTCTTCGATGATGGAGAAGGAGAAGATGAGCTGAGTAATATTGAGGCTACTTTCGTTAGAGGTAATAAAGGCGGGTTTCAGATGATTTATCTATATAATCCACCGAAAAATCCAAATGCGCCGATTAATAAGTGGTGTAAGAAAATGGAGAAACGTCCAGACTGCCTACATATCCATACGGATTACAGGGATGTTCCTGTCGACTGGTTAGGTCCCGATCTGATAGCATCAGCACAGGCAATGGAAGCGGCAGATCTCAAAATGTATCGCTGGGTATGGTTGGGAGAGTCGGTCGGAGTAGATGAGCTGATTTATTATATGTTTAGTGATAAGCACAGACAAAAGCCGGATCCGGACAGAAGGTACGATAAAATTTATATTGGTGGCGACTATGGTCAGCAGAATGCAACGACCTTTCAAGCATTTGGTTTGGATACTTATCGGGAGAAGTTCCCGGGACTCAGAGAATATTATCACAGTGGAAGAGAGACTGGAAAGCAAAAGAGTCCATCAGAATATGCACAAGACTTGGTTGAGTTCATGAATGATTTACATGAACTGTATGACAACCGAGTCTTTTATATTTTTTTGGATCCATCAGCAAAAGGGCTTGCTGAAGAGGTGAAAAGAGCAACTAGAACAGGACTTGATTACCAGGTGATACTCAAAGATGCAGAGAATGATGTAGCTCTTGGAATCAGTCGTGTGCAGAAAGCGTTGAGCTTTTGCATTATGAGCGTGTCTCCGAAGCAGGAGAATGCAGTGGATGAATTTGGAACATATGAATATGACAAGAAGTCAATAGAAAAAGGGAAAGAAGTTCCAGTAAAAGAAAAAGACCACTGTATGGATGCAATACGATATGCAGTTATGGGGGCATGGAAGATAATAAAACATTGGCTGCCAAAGGAGATATTAGATGAAATAGAAATTAGTGATATTAGTCAGGAGGAGGTGATAGAAGATGAATATATTTAATTATTTCAAAAAGGCTGGGATTGATACAGTTGATGCAACATTCTATCGAAAGATAGCAGAGTGGATGTCCTGGTATAATGGAAATGTTCGAAACTTCTCGTTTTACAAGGTATATAACGGACGTGGAACATATAAACGTTGTAAACGAAAAAGTCTGGGGATGGCAAAGAAATTGAGTGAAGATATTGCTGATCTGCTTTTAAATGAACGTGTGACCATTACGTTGAGTGATAATACAACACATGAATTTGTGCAGAAGGTTTTGAATGATAACAGATTTTTAGTGATGGGGAATGATTATCAGGAGCGAAAAGCATTTACTGGAACAGTTGCATATATTCCATATTTAGAAAACGTAGAAGCTACAGAAGACGGAAATGTTATATCAGGAAAGATTAGCATCAACTATGTGGATGCACCTAATATCTATCCAGTAAGTTGGAATAATGTAATGGTAACCGAGTGTATTTTCGCATTTCCGCACACAGTAGCTAGAAAGAAATATGTTCAATTACAGTCACATCTTTTGAAAAACGGAGAATATGTGATTACAAATACAGTCCTCAGATGTGAATCGGGAAGTCAGGATGGAACAGAACTTACAGAACAAGAATGGAAACTGTTAAAACCTTTCAAAATGCTTGCAAAGGAAGTAAAGACTGGTTGGACGAAACCACAGTTTGTTATAGACAGACTGAATATTACAAATAACGAAGAAGAGAATAATCCGATGGGACTAGCAATTTTTGCTAATTCTATTGATGTTCTCAAAAAAATAGATATTGAGTATGATTCATATTGTAATGAATTTGAACTTGGGAGAAAGAGGATATTTGTTAAGCCGGAACTATTAACCAATGTCGATGGCTCGCCTGCATTTGACCCAGATGATAGTGTGTTCTATTCAATGCCGGAAGATGATGCCAACAATGAAGGCTTGATTAAAGAAATCGATATGTCACTCAGAGCAGAGGAACATAGTAAAGCAATCAATGATGATTTAAACTATCTTTCGTTTAAATGTGGTTTTGGGACAGATCGGTATCAATTTGGAAGAACTGGTGTAAAGACGGCTACAGAAGTTATATCTGAAAATTCAGATATGTACCGAACGATTAAAAAACATGAAATTCTTTTAGAAGATGCGTTAAAACAGTTGATTCATATTATCATTCATCTGGGAACTGTGTTAAACAACCCATTAGAATCTGAATCAGAAATTACGATAGGTTTTGATGATTCTATTATAGAGGATAAGGAAACGGAACGTAATCGTGATCGGCAGGATGTGAGTATGGGAGTTATGAGTCATGCAGAATATCGAGCTAAGTGGTATGGTGAAACATTGGAAGAGGCGAAAAAGAAATTGCCGGAACAAAATCAGGTGATGGAGTGATATGAGAGATGATTACAAGAATCGGATGGCCAGTAAGGTTGCGGCGAGGTATATAAATCTGGAAGAACGAATCATGCAGGATGTTGTCAGAAGAATCAAGAAGGCTGGTGAGATTACCAGCACAGCAGATTGGCAGATTAATAGACTTCGTATTCTAGGATATTCTTCCGAGGATATTGAAAGAGAAATTAAGAAAGCTCTGAACGCATCATATCCGGATATGTTTGAGCTGTATGACAAAGTGATTGACTGGGAATATGTCCGGAATAAGGACATATACGAACAGATTAACGCCGAGTACATACCATTCGCAGAGAATGAACAGCTCAAGCAGATTACGGATGCAATCATGCGGCAGAGCTTGGAAGATTTGGAAAATGTCACAAACTCACTTGGATTCTATCTGGATTACAACGGCAAAAAAGTCCTGACACCATTGTCACAAGTCTATATAAACTATCTGGACAATGCTTGCTATGATATTGTCACTGGTGCTTTTGATTACGGTAGTGTACTGCGAAAAGTAGTTACGCAGCTCACTAATAGCGGACTACGACAGATAGATTATTCTTCTGGAAGAGCCAACCGGGTTGATGTGGCTGTGAGGAGAGCTGTCATGACTGGCGTTGCAAAGCTTACGCATAAGATAACCGAATATCATATGGAACAGCTCGGTTGTGAATATGTGGAAGTAAGTTGGCACGCTGGAGCGAGACCTTCACATTCTGTGTGGCAGGGAAAAGTTTACAAATGGAATAAATAACACTTGACTTTTTGCTTAAAAAAAAGAGGCAATCTGGAATTTCAAGATTAGCTAAAAATATCTTGACTTTAATTTGACTTCTTGGTATAGTATAAGTACGAAGTGACTTCAAAATGACTTCAAACATATCGAAAGGAGGTTAAAAAGTTGAGTGTCAAAACATTTACATTGAGATTGACAGAAGAGCAGTTGGAATTTATCGGTGCTAAGGCAAGTGAATTAGGATTAAGTAAGAATGACTATATTCGCCGATTAATTGATGGAGATATTCGTGCTGATAAACAAGATAGGATATTGCAGGAAATTATCGAAATCAAAGAAATGATAGAGAGGAGGTTAACTTAGTGAAGAAGTGGATTATAACCGAAAATCTATCAAAATTACCAACTGGTCAAGGAGATTATGGCTATTGTTATGCGGTGAAGATACCAGTTATTCAAGGAGTAACTTTAATAAAGATAGGGGCGACAACCATGCCAAAAGCAAGGTTGCAAAATATAGGAAAAAAAGGGACAATTTTTTGTGTTTCGCCACCGTGCCTTAATTATTGGGAAAATGAAGAGATACTTCATCGCTATTATCAACAATACCGAATTCCACCAAGACCGCACAAGGGTGTTCAAGCAGAATTGTTTAACATTAGCCTTGTGTATTTATTTCAGACTATGCCGTCTTTGGTGTATGAAACAAAAAAACAGCCGTACCACCGACCAAAGTAGACACGACTGTTTAGGTTAGAAGTTTCCTTCTGTAAATATTATAATGCAGAATGGAACTTCTTTCAACACGAATTTTGAAAGGAGTTTTTATTATGGCGAGAGTCAAGAATACAATGAATGTGATACAAAACACAGAAATTAATACGTATTATGATGCTTCTGTTTTAAATTTCCAAGAGATAAAGAGAAACAGCAAAGGAATTTTTGATTTAATTCATAATAGTTTTACTTTTGGATACGCACAAGGAATGAAAGCTGCCAAAGCTGAAATTCAGCGGGGGGTATAACACATGGGAAAAGCAATAGATTTAACTGGGCAGAAATTTGGAAGATTAACAGTTCTGAAACGTGCGGAAAACTATATTTCGCCTAATGGAGGAAAAAGAGCTCAGTGGTTGTGTAAATGTGAATGTGGAAAAGAAGTAGTTGTTTTGGGTAAGAATCTTAGAAGAGGATTAACGAGATCTTGCGGTTGCTTTCAAAAGGAACGATTATCTGAAATAAGTACAGTACATAAAGCAACAGGCACTCGATTACATAATGAATGGCGCGCAATGAAGGCCAGATGTAACATACCTTCTTGCAGTAATTATGAATATTATGGCGGAAGAGGAATAAAGGTGTGCGATGAATGGATAAATGATTTTGAGGCGTTTAAACAGTGGGCGATAAAAAATGGTTATGCAGATAAATTAACAATAGACCGCATAGATGTAAACGGAGATTATTGTCCTGAAAATTGCAGGTGGATTTCTTTTCAAGAGAATTGTTGGAATCGAGATAAAAAGCCGAGAAAGACAAATACATCAGGTTATCCAGGAGTTATGTGGAGAAAAGATTTGGAAAAATGGAGAGTTTATATTACTGTAGATAAAAAACGTATTAATTTAGGGACATACGATAGAATAGAAGAAGCACTTGAAGCAAGAAAAACAGCGGAAGAAAAATATTGGAAATAAAGCAGAGGGAGCCAAAAGGCTCCTTTTGTTGTGGAGGGGGGGATGCGAGCATGGCAGATTATCCAGACTTTGTCAGTAGTACAGGTTATGGGACCGGTGAAGGATTAGGAGGTTGGAACTGCTACCATTGACACGAGTATTATCCGTTCTTTCCTGGAATATCGGAACGCAACTGGTCGGATGATTGGCTGGAAGAACAGAACCGAAAAGAAAATGAGCCAAGAGAGTTCCAAGGTAAAGGATATACACTCTACGAGGCGAAACAACGACAGAGGCAGATGGAAACAGCCATGAGAGCACAGCGTGAAAAAGTGTGCTTACTGCAGCATGGTGGCGCTGATCCGGATGAAGTAATACTTCAAAAAGCAAAATATCAAGGACAACTCAATGAATATTCCAGATTTTGCAGGAAAATGAAGCTTACGGAAGAACGTGAGCGTATTTACCTGGACATGAAAGGACGAGTGGCAACAAATAGCAAACGACAGAATGCATTGTTCCCGCGGGAAATGATTGAGAATTCATCCAAGGATGTGGCTCAGTATAAGCGGTATAAAGAAGTTCTGGGAGATTGTATTGGTTCGCTTGTTAATTTCGGTCAGATGAAATATAATGATAGTGAGAAATGGAAAATTATCAGTGAAGCATATACAGATGTAAAATGGCAGAGTCAAGCACTGAAGAAGAAACAAATAGGAGAAGTACATTCTATCCCGTATAAAGGTACTCCGAATAGCGTGTTTGATAATTTCAAAGATGGTGCCTTGCAGAGACGTAGATATTACGGAAATGATGGAAGGCCAAGATTGGACATAGATATGACGGATCACGGAAATTCAAAAGAACATCCGATTATACCACATTATCATAACTGGTATCTTGATGAAAAAGGTAACTTGAAACGTGAAGCAAAGCACGATAATCCACTTAAATTAGGGCATGAAATTGCCAACAAAGATATTCTCGAGAAGAGGTGATTGAAATGATTGAGTATAAAGATTATGCAAAATTTGAGAACTTGTCTGAGCTGTCAGAAGCTATAGAGATAGGATTAGATATCGAGTTTATTCTTTATGGAAAAAGATATAATATTTCGTGGAGAGATGATGAGCCGTTTATATGTAGGTGTCCAGAAGGTGAAACTAATTTCTATACAGATGCCAAGGCAATGCTTGATAAACATAAAATAAATGATAAACAATTAAAGGAATTATGGAATGATATGAAAGTATTATCCATGTAGTTACCACCAGTCAAAAAAGGCCGGTGGTATTTTTGTACTCATTTTTAGGAGATAGATGAAACATAAACAAGAATACATAGTAACGTTAGATGCAGACATGATGGCTCCTAAGTGGCTGTCGGTTCGCATTAATAACGATACGATAAGGTTCATCTATGAAATCGTAGATGGAGCAGTAAAGTTGAAAGGGGTGAGAATAGGTCATGAAATGGCACAAATTGGAGACACGATACGTTTTAATGGCAAGCGGTTATCAGTAGAAAGGCGGTGATCAAACGAATGATAATAGTTGAAATTTCAGATGGCAGCATTAAGATGCATGGTCATGCCTGTAGAAAAGGCACTGATGGGATTGACCGTGTTTGTGCAGCCGTATCAGCATTGACGTGTAATTTGATTAATTCACTTGAAGATTTGACCAGAGATAGTATTCAAGTAAATACTGCAAGTGGTGAGACAGTGATTGAATGGAATAAACTGTCAGATAAAGGAAAACTCTTGGTGGATTCATGGTTCTTAGGACTTACGGATATTAATCAAGAGTACAGTTGTATAAAATTTTTGTAAATGGCATCCGAAAGGATGTTTTTATTATGTCCAAAACGTGAAGACGCAATAAAAGCTCGGGAGCCTGTCGAGGCGAAACGGAGGTAGAAAAATGAGATATAGAATGAATTTACAGCTCTTTGAAGACGGCGATGGGGCTGGCTCTGGTAATCAGGGTGGAAACGCTGGGACTGGAAACGGCGGTCAGGGATCCGCTGGGGGCACATCCGGAGCACATGGTGCCGGAACGTATACTTATGAACAGCTGGAAGAAATTGCAAATGCACGTGTAGAACGTTCAGAGCGTACAGCGCTTGCTAATTTTTTCAGAAATCAGGGAATGACAGAAACAGAAGTTACTCAGGCGATTAATAAATTTAAAGCAGATCGTGCAGCTAATCAGCCAGATGCTACCAGATTGCAACAAGAACGTGACGATGCTTTGAACGAAGTACAACAGATGAAAAATGAAAAGTTTTTGTCAAATAAGGGTGTGAAGTCAGATGATCTTGATTACATCATGTTCAAAGTATCGAAACTTGTAGATGACAAAACAACATTTGAAAAAGCAGCAGAGAAATTCTTGAAGGAAAATCCAAGATTTACCGGTAGCGCAAATTCTTATCGTATTTCTACATCTTCTGGAAATTCTTCGGAAGGTTCAGGTGGAAATATGAATGCATCCATTAATGATCGAATTCGCGCTGCTGCTAGAAGATAGTGGAGGTAGAAAAATGAGATATAGAATGAATTTAAAAATTTTTGAGAGTGATGTGAATATTATTGATCGTACAGGGGCGGAGTCCTTAATTCCGGTTCAAGAGTCTAATGAGATTATCCAGGGTGCAATAGCACAGTCAGCAGTGTTGTCAAGAGGGCGTAAACTTGCGAATATGACTAGTAAACAGTACAAGATGCCAGTGCTTGATATGCTGCCGATTGCGTATTTTGTAAATGGTGACAATGGCGCAAAGAAAACTACAAAGCAGGCGTGGGATAAGAAATTTATTACAGCAGAGGAAATTGCTGTTATCGTTCCGATTCCGGAAGCTGTGCTGGATGATGCAGAATATGACATCTGGGCAGAAGTAAAGCCAAGAGTAACAGAAGCTTTTGGAAAAGTAATTGATGCAGCTGTGCTATTTGGTGAAAATAAACCTTCTACATGGAGAGATGATGTAGTTTCGACAGCAACAAAAGCGAATGCAGTTGTAACGCTTGGTTCAGCAGATTTGTTGTATGACAAAATCATGGCAGAAGACGGCATCATCGCAAAAGTTGAAGATTGTGGATACTTTGTAAATGGCCATATGGCAGATATCTCTATGAGAGCTAAGCTCAGAGGGTTGAAAAATGTAAATGGCGACCCACTCTTTAAACAGGATTTACAGGGTTCTACACAGTATGCATTAGATGGCTCTCCAATGAACTTTCCAAACAACGGTGCATTTGATAAATCGAAGGCACTTATGATTTCAGGTGATTTTAGTCAGTTGGTATATTCAATTAGACAGGATATTACCTTTAAATTGTTCACCGAGGGTATTGTACAGAATACGGATGGCTCTATTGCATATAACTTGATGCAGAACGATATGGTAGCTCTTAGAGCAACTATGCGTCTTGGATGGGAGATTCCAAACCCAATTAATGCTCTTAAAACAGATAAGACAAAGAGATGTCCGTTTGCAATCCTGAAAGCAGGGGAGTAGAGAGGCGTAACGTATGTATGTAAATTATGAATATTATGTGGATCAATATGGCGGTAGGATTCCAGAAGAGGAATTCCCATCTGTAGAACGTAAAGCGGAAGCTTATATCAGAAAGTTGACGTATATTCGTGGAAACATATTTGAAATTGAGGATGTGGCGGTAAAAGATGCTGTGTGCGCAGTTGCAGAGGTGTATCATTCTTGCGAAAAGAAGAAAGAAACGGGAACTGTGAAGTCTGAAAATAATGATGGATACAGTGTTTCATATGCCGTTGAGCAATTAGAAGGGCAGACAGTTGAAGAATTGATCAGAAAGAAAGCATATGAAGCTGTATTTACATACTTACTTCCGACCGGATGGTTATCTAGGAAGGTAAGGTGCTGTCATGCTGACCAATGCAACGATTACAATATATAACAGAAAATACGATAAGCCAACTGGTTTTGATGTATGGAACAGAACAGTGATTCGGGGAGTTCATCTATATGTGAATCACAAGGTTGCATTAGGTGATTCAGGTGTAAAAAGTGCAGATCTGTATAAGATACGCATCCCGGAGGAAGTAGAAAATGCAGAGTGGTATCTTTCACCAGAAGAATATGTATCTTGTTCGGATTCATCCGGATACTGGACCATTCAGAATGAGGACCATATTGTTATTGGGGAATGTGTGCAAGACATTGAGAAACCTTCGGATTTGAAGAATATGTCTCAAAGGCATTGCAAGGTAACATCGTGGTTAGATAACCGATTTGGAGGATTGCCGCATTGGAAGATTGAAGGTGAGTAGATGGCAAAACCAAAACGAAATATAAAAATTGAAACGCCTAGAGGACAAATATCAACTTATACAACAAAAGCGGGGAAAGTAATAGCAAGACTTGACTGGAATCCTGAATTCAGAAGAAAAAAAGAAGATGGATTCAATAGTGCACAGGAATTTGTTGATTCAGAGTGTTTGAGATACATGAATCCATTAGCACCAAGAAGAACATGTGTAATGATAAAATCAGCAACGCTTGGCACTGTTATTGGTTCCGGCTCAATTGAATATCTTGCTCCATACGCCAGACGACAATATTATGAGCATAAGACTAAACGCTTGTGGTTTGAAACAATGAAAAAGGGGCATGGAGACAAAATAAGAAAGGGAGCGGCAAAATTTATTGCAGGATAAAACAATTATAGACAGTATACGAGATTTTATTCTTACATGTGAATTCCTACAAAAGTGGAGAGTAAGCGTGGATTATTTAGGGCTGGAAATGTCATATTCAATTAATCCGCTTCCGTGTGATCCAGTTGTGAAGCGTTATGTTGATGGTGGGGCTGTAAAACAATTCCAGTTTGCTTTTACGAGTAAGGAATCCTATGATTCGGATGCAAGAACCTGTATTGAGAATAGCGGGTTTTATCAGAGGTTCGAAGAATGGATGGAGGAAAAAGATAGAAGAGGCGAGTACCCTGATCTGGGAAGGAGTAAGACTCCTACAGAAATCAGTATAATGCAAAAAGGATATTTGTATGATGTTGATACCGATCTTGGACAATATGAGATTCAATGTAAATTAGAGTATGAGGAGAACTGATAATGAAAAAATTAATTAAAAGATCAGAAAGACTGTCTTTTATGGATGTAGGAACCGATGGAGCACCATCTTATGCAAGAATGACAAAGTTCACATCAATTAAGGGAAGTAAGAATCCAAAAGAATACAGCAGACAGTATGTAGATATGGACGTAGAATCATCAGATGTTGTTGGATATGCTCCGGCAATCGAGTATTCCTATGACAGGCATACAGAAACACCGGTGCATGAGAAACTTTCAAAAATTGCAGATGAAGAGCTGTTAGGAACAGATACATATGTTGATATTGTAACTGTAGATGTGTTTGCAAAGAATACAAAAGGTCAGGCACCGGCAAGAAAAAGAACGTATTCAGTAGTAGCAGATTCAGATGGTGATGGAACAGATGCACTTGTGTATTCCGGTAACTTTAAAGCAGTATCTGAAATTGAAATTGGATATGCGACAACAGAGGATGAATGGGGAACAATTACATTTACTGCCGGTGAAATGCCAGTATAACAAAGAGAAAGAGGTGAGCCAATGAGCCAGTATATATTACACGGTATTAACGCTGTTGAGGTTGAAGTTGAAATCGATATGGCGGATTACGATTTTCAGGTTAAATATGAAGCAGCATTTGAAAAAATGGTCGAAGAAGAGAAAGCACTTCAGAAAGCTGGAAAGAATTCTGAAATTACAAAAGGATATTGTGAGATGTTTAATCACTTGTTCGACAATATTCTTGGGAAAGGTATTTCAGAACAACTTTTTGCTGGAAAATATAATGCTCTTATAACAGATAGAGTATATGACGAATTTTTGGGAATCTGTTCTGCTCAGGTCAAGTCAAATACTGCAGAGAGAGATAAGATTGTCAATAAGTATCGACCGAATCGTGCACAGCGAAGAAAAGCAAAATGATAAATGTATTTTATGAGAGTCTTCCGGAAGCATTGGAGATTAACGGAAGAGAATATCCAATTATCACAGACTTCCGTGAATGGTTACGTTTTTCTGATATGTTAAAGTCTGACATCCCGGAGAACTATAAGTTGGAATTTTTAGAAGATATGTTTCTAGAGGAGATGCCATCGATGTATTCACCTGAGGATATAGAATTGGTAATGAACGCAATAACTGATTTTTTATCATTAGCAGAATTGGAGTTTCCAATGCTTCGACAAGAGGAAGAAGAACCAGGCAATGTTTTTGAAGAAGGTGTCAAGAAAGCAATTTATTATGAGCAAGATGCTCCTTATATTATTTCAGCGTTTCAACGAGAATATCAAATAGACTTATTGTCTGTGGAATATTTGCATTGGTGGAAATTCAGAATGCTTTTAGATGGTCTTAGCGAAGAAAGCCAGATCAAGAAGCGTATCTATTGGAGAACATGCGATGTGAGTAAGATGGATCAAAAGGAACGAATGAAAATATTAAGTATCCGCAGAAGAATAACAATACCGGAGGATGAGTATGTTGGGGATGAAGACATCGGAAATGCATTTATATGAGGTTAGAAAACCACCATATGAAAGGAAATGGTATCGGTGTCCGTACTGCCAAAAGTCGGCACTTATTTATGACAATACTGCTACATGCAGTGGAGTATTTATGAAATGTAAATTTTGTAAAAGAGAATTTGAAATAAAGATATAAAGCACTTGTGAGCCATTGAGCCGTGCTATCAGAAAGGATGATAGTATGGCTGTAGATGGACATTTGAATTTTGACACAAAGATTGATGAAAGTGGATTTAATGTAGGCATAAAAAAACTTGGCAGTATTGCAAAGGGCGGACTTACACTTTTAGGTGGAGCAGTTGCCGGAGTGGCAGCAGCAATTGGAACTGCAAGCGCTGCAGCAATTAAGGTGGGATCTGATTTCGAAGCAGGCATGAGTAAGGTGTCTGCAATTTCAGGAGCTACAGGATCAGAGCTTGAAGCATTAAGAGAAAAAGCGAAGGAAATGGGAGCGAAGACGAAGTTCTCAGCCACAGAATCAGCCGAGGCATTCCAGTACATGGCTATGGCTGGCTGGAAGACCGGAGATATGCTGGACGGCATCGAAGGCATTATGAACCTGGCAGCTGCGTCAGGTGAAGACCTTGCGACTACGTCAGATATTGTTACGGATGCTTTGACTGCATTTGGACTCTCGGCAAAAGATTCCACTCATTTCGCTGACATATTGGCGAAAGCATCATCTAATGCAAACACAAATGTCTCTATGATGGGGGAGACGTTCAAATATGTTGCTCCTGTAGCAGGATCACTTGGATTTTCAGCCGAAGATTGTGCTACAGCAATCGGTTTGATGGCAAACTCCGGAATCAAGGCAACACAGGCAGGTACAGCTCTTCGCTCCATCTTCACACGAATGGCTAAGCCTACGGATGAGGTAGCGTCTGCAATGTCTGCACTGGGACTGTCGATTACCAATAACGATGGATCCATGAAATCTCTGAATGAGATTATGGTGGATATGCGAGGTGCATTTGCAGGTCTTACTGAACAGCAAAAAGCACAGATGGCAGCTTCGATCGGTGGACAGGAAGCAATGTCTGGACTACTTGCCATCGTCAATGCATCCGATGATGATTTTAATAAGTTGTCAAATTCCATAGCAAATTGCGATGGTGCATCTGCAGATATGGCAGCGACCGTGAATGATAATTTGCAGGGGGCTCTTGCATTGCTTCGAAGTGCAGCTGAAGGACTTGGCATTGAAATATATGAGTCTATTCAGACTCCGCTAAAGGACATCGTCAAAGTAGGAGCGGACTCAATAAGCCGGTTGACAGAGGCATTTCAGTCAGGAGGAACAGAAGGGCTTATCGAAGCAGGCGGGCAGATTATTGCAAATCTACTTACCGGTATAGCTGGTGCAACACCTAAGGTATTAGATATATCGATACAAATTATCCAGTCACTTGTCCAGAGCCTTTCAGATAATATGCCACAGATGTCTGCAGCAGGGGCACAGATCGTGACAACAATTGGGCATGGGATTTCTGAGTTACTTCCAATGATTGGAAACCTCGCTTACGAAATCCTAACCGAATTCTTGCATGGGATAGTTGATAATGCTCCGACAGCAATGGAAGCGGGGACACAATTTCTTGTAAATATGATGAATGGAATCAGTTCAAAATTACCTGAACTGGTTCCTCTTGCTTTTCAGGCTTTGCTTGCATTTGCTCAAGGAATTGTCTCAAATCTGCCGGCATTAGCAGAAGCAGGACTTAATATGCTTGTCTCACTTGCTCAGGGAATAGCTAATTCGCTTCCAACTTTGATTGAGCAGGTTCCAAGATTAATTAATGAATTTTGCGATAATATTGATACTTTGCTACCACAGATACTGTCAACCGGATTGAAAATAATTGGAGTGCTGGGACAAGGGATTATTGACAGTATACCGATAATTATCGAAAATGCGGGAGAAATTGTAGCGGCTATCCTAAATGTAATCACACATTTAGAATTGTTTTCAGCTGGTGCAGATTTAGTTAAAGGATTGTGTAGCGGAATTAAATCAGTGTTTGGAAGTATATCTGGGGTAACCAAAAAACTGATTACTCAAATTAAGAGCCCGTTCAAGCTTGATTGGAGTAGCATAGGTAAAAATATTGTAACTGGTATCGCAAAAGGTATTACAGGAGCTGCGGGCGCCATTGCAAACGCAGCAAAAACTGCCGCAAAAAACGCATTGAAAGCTGCTAAGAGTTTTCTTGGTATTCATTCGCCATCTACAGTATTTAGAGATCAGGTTGGTAAATATATGGCCTTAGGTATGGGAGAAGGATTTGAAGAAAATTTGCCAATCAATAATATCGGAAAGAGTATTGACAGAGCAGTATATAGAATAGGTGCTACAGTAGATGCAGGCAAATCGGAGAAGATTCTGACAGAGACATCAACTAGTCACACTGATAAGGATAGTTCAGGCGACAATTTACCGAAAGATGTACCGATTGTGATCAATAATACGTTCGAAGTAGATGGAACACCACTGGTAAAGAAGACAACAAAAGCAGTTATTAAACAGATATCAAACGATTCAAAATCAAGAAAGAAGGTAAAAGGATAAGTGGAGCGATATTATTTTGATAACGGGTTCGGGACATCATTGGATAGAGATTTGAGATTCCTATCCTATCCAGAGATTGATAGAGGATCAGAAAGTGTAGCACAAAAAACAATTCCTGGAAGAAAAGGTACGCTTACTATTCGCACAGGAACTTACAGTGATACGACTATTACATGTTCGTTACACTTGGAGCGTGACTTAGAAACTCTAGAGAGAGCATACCTTGAAACAAAATTGTGGCTTGAAAAAACGAAAAAGATATCTTTTTCAGATAATCCAGGGATGTTTTACCGGGTGAAAAAGACTGAAGTTGGAAAACAAAGTAAGGTTTATGGCAGATTCGGAACATTTGAAGTGGTGTTTGTTTGTGATCCAGGTGAATACATATCGGATGGATTATATGAGTACGATGCACATGAGTTATTTTTTAATCCATATAGTGAATGTTGCCCTATTTATAAAATTCAGGGGAATGGATCATGCAGGATAGTAGTTAATGGCAATTGGATGCAAGCGGAGGTGACTGGTGATTTGACTATAGATACAGGTTTAGAAATAGCATATTCGAAAGAGGGTTCAAAAAATACAACAGTATCCGGAGATTATGAAGATCTGTATCTAATGGAAAGGGACAATAAAATATCAATCAGTGACGGGTTTGAACTAAAAATCATTCCAAATTGGAGAATTTTATGATACAAGCATATAGAAAAAATAACAATAACTTTGAAAAGAATGCAGAAACAGTAATTCATCCGGAGTCGTGTAAATTAACGTGTGAACTGAATGGTGCATGGACATTAAATATAACTCATCCTAAAGATAATGAAGGTCGATGGAAAGGCATTGAAGAAGAAGGTGTTATTTCAGCCCCAACATTTATGGGAGAAAAGCAGTTGTTTCGTATTAACGAAATTGAACGAACAAACGACTCTATAGATGTTGTGGCGTATCCTATTTTTTTAGATAGTGCGGATGATTGTTTTATTATCGATACAAGACCGGAAGGAAAAACTGGACAAGAAGCATTAGATATTTTAATGAAAGGTTCGAAATATAGCGGGAAATCAGATATCAAGACTGTTTCTACCGCTTATTTTATTAGAAGAAATTTGATTGACGCTATCAATGGAAATTCAAGTCCTACGTTTGTTCAGCGTTGGGGTGGAGAAATATTATATGACAACTACAAAGTTATTATTAATAACCGAGTCGGAGCAGATAGTGGTGTGGAGATAAGATATGGAAAAAATCTGGAAGAGATTGAACAGCATATTGATTATTCAAATGTAGTAACAAGAATTGTTCCAATATCTTATAATGGGCACACATTGGATAAGAAGCATCCTTGGGTTGATTCTCCATTGATAAAGAATTACGCGAAAATATATACAAAAGAAATTAAATTTGATGATGTTCAATTGCAAGAAGATGTCCAGGGTGAGGTTGAAGAAGGCACAATTGTGTGCAGCACACTTCCAGAATTAAGAGCTGAATTAAAGAAAAAATGTGAAGAACAATACGCAAATGGGATAGACAAGCCATCGATATCAATAACCTGCAGCATGGTGGACTTATCTCAAACAGAAGAATATAAAAACTTTAAGAATCTCGAGCAAGTTTCACTAGGAGATACAGTTCATTGCATAAATAGTGATCTTGGAATTTTAATAGATGCAAGAGTAGTTAATCTAGAATATGATTGCATTTTAAAAAAAATAGAAAAAATTACAATAGGTAAAACAGAATATAATTTTTTTGATGATGCTTATTCGACTGTTGATCGCGTGGATCAGGCAATTCGCACAGACGGAACTCTGATAGGTCAACAGGTGATGGGAATCATCAATGGAGTGAAAGCACAATTAAAAGCTCAATCAACTGTAGCACAAAAGCAGGCTGTAAGGGCAGTGATGTTTGAAGACTTAGATCCTTCGTCACCAACTTTTGGAGCAATGTGTATCGGGACGCTAGGATTTGAAATTGCGTCTGAACGAACAGAAGATGGACGGGATTGGAAGTGGAGCACTTTTGGGACAGGGCAAGGATTCTTCGCGGATTATATTGTTGCGGGAACAATGCTAGCAGACCGGATTCGTGGCGGACTACTGGAACTCGGCGGATGGAACAACAAAAATGGCATTTTTAAAATATGCGATGACAATGGCGATCAGATTGGATATTGGAGCAAGGATGGAATCGTACTATCAAAAGGAACAATAGCAGGACCTGATATAACAGTAGGGGGGCAGAACAATCAAGACGGAACATTGAAAGTATTGGATGCAGCAGGCAATCAGATTGCAACAGTTGGAAGTGAAGGCCTAAATTTTTTAGGAATCAATGGATGGAATAGAAAAGTTCAAATAAAAAACGGAACGTTATGTCTATCGAAAAACAATGGAAGTGACCCATTTTTCTTAGATTATAGCGGAAGTGGTGGAATAATATTTAGACGAGGAGGAACATTTGAAGATGTATCAGGAGCAAAAGTACTGATGAGATTAATGGATAACAGTATATGGTTTGACGCAGATAAAGTAGGACCAGATGGTTATGCGGGAAAAACTGGACGAGTTGAATTTTCAGACGGAACGTATCTGGATGTAAGAAAAGGAAACATTATTGGAGGAAATACGAAAGAAGGAACATTCTGATGGCATGGACAATAGGAAATTTTGCATTATCGCAAGCACAGATGAATGCAAATGCAACAGAAGTATACACATATTTTTCGGGAAAAGGGTGGACTCTAAATGCAATAGCCGGGATACTTGGCAACATGCAGTCAGAGTCCTATATTAATCCGGGAGTATGGCAGAGCTTGATTGCAGGTAATTATTCCGGAGGGTTCGGACTAGTGCAGTGGACACCGGCAACCAATTACACGAATTGGGCCACAGCAAATGGCTATGAAATCACGGATCCGAACGGACAGTTGTATTGGATTGATGCGTTATCATCATCAACCGGTCAATGGATTCCGACAGGATCGTATAACATGTCATGGCATGCATTCAAGACATCCGGACAATCACCGGAATATCTGGCTAGCGCATTTCTGAAGAATTTTGAGCGAGCAGGCGTAGAAGTAGAATCTACAAGACGAACGCAGGCAAGATATTATTACAACTTATTAAGTCAGTACGACACTAATTCAAAAACAATTGAATCAGCCGTGCAATGGGCAATTGGAATCGCCAACGATAACAGTCACGGTTATGATCAGATTAATCGTTGGGGACCGGACTACGATTGCTCATCCTTATTAATTACAGCATGGCAGCAGGCAGGAATCAAGGTTAAGGACATAGGAGCGTCTTATACGGGGAATATGTATGCGGCGTTCACAAGTTGCGGATTTCAAGACGTAACAGATCAGGTGAACATTTCAACAGGAGAAGGAATCCAACGAGGAGATATATTGCTTAACGTAGAAAACCATACTGCGATGAGTATTGGGAATGGACAAATAGTCCAGGCGAGTCAGAATGAATTTGGCGGAATTTCGGGAGGACAGACGGGAGATCAGACTGGAGAAGAAATTACGTGCAGATCGTATTACAACTATCCGTGGAATTACGTGTTAAGACTTCCGGGCGGTGGAGCAGCTACTCCTACAGGCGTGTATATTGTTAGATGGATTCCAAAATAAAACACGAAAGAGGTGAGAGTGTGAATGAAATAAAAAGAGATATATATGTTTTAAAAAATAGACTAAAAGAACCGATAGAATTAACGCAAGGAACAGATTCAGTAAGTGTTAAGTTTTACATGCGAGATTATACTTTGGAACCAGGAACTACTGCACTTGTATACGTTGAAAAGCCATCCGGAAAAGGAATACAAAGCGTGGGAGAGGTTAATGCATTGGAAGGAATTGTATCAATCAAGATTTCAAAGCAGATGACAGCTGAAGCGGGCAAATCGAAAATGCAGATACAACTAACAAAAGGAGATGAAGAATTATATACATTTGAACAGCAATTATGGATATCGAAGTCGTTGATTCGGATCAATTCTGAAAATGGTTCATCATTTTTCGACGAATATCTGTCAATAATAGCGAATGCAACAGATGCTGCAAATAAAGCGGCAAGCGAAGCAAATAAAGCAAAAAATGAATTGAAGACTGCAGCTGACGAAGGAAGGTTTTCGGCAACAATTGATGTAGGTAAAACAGAGACAATAGATTCAGACAGACCAGCAATCGTTACAAATAGAGGGACAACAAAAGATGCAATTATAGACTTTCAAATTCCGAGAGGGAAACAAGGAGAAACCGGTCCGCAAGGAGCACAAGGTGACAAAGGTGATACTGGGCCTATTGGTCCACAAGGAGCAAAAGGTGATAGAGGGGATTCGGGAATCCTTACAAAATTGGAATCAGGATGGTTTACGTTATACGTGAATGAAAAGGGTGAATTGATCTTAGTATACAATGATGTCGATGATGAACCTCCGTTTAAAATTAGGAACGGAAATCTTATGTATGTGATACAAGGATGATAGAAAATGATACAAGTACTTTTTAACGAAAACGAAAAAGGAGATGCGTTTGCGATTGCTAAAACATTTGCTTCTGTATCTGCAATGAACGCTGGATTTGCTTCAGATGGAGTAAAGGAAGGGCAATTTGTAATTATCGACACAGGAAACGTGAACGATGTTGATAATGCAAAAATATATGTAAAAGGAAAAACAGCATATAATTACATTACAGATTTATCCGGTGCAACTGGTATGCAAGGACCACAAGGGATTCAGGGGAAAACTGGAGCAACCGGAGCGAAAGGCGATACAGGAGCGAAAGGTAAAGATGGAATTACGCCATCATTCAAAATCCAAGGCGGACACTTGATTGCAATCTACGAAGAATAGGAGGAAAAGTATGGCGACGAGAGAAATTAATCTTGGAAGTGTCGTAGGTCCGCAAGGACCTACTGGCCCACAAGGAGCAAAAGGAGACACAGGACCTCAGGGACCTCGGGGACCTCAGGGAACGCAAGGGATACAGGGGATACAAGGCGAGAGAGGACCTCGGGGAGAAACTGGAGCACAAGGACCACAAGGACCAGCTGGAACAGTAGATGGTTCTGCAACAATACCATTCACGCAGGCAGCCACGCGAGAAAATATCAAGAGTGGTGAAAACCTCAAAACAGTATTAGGAAAAATTTCCAAATGGTTTGCAGACCTAAAAGCGTCAGCGTTCTGTACAGTAGTAAATAACGCAACGACTACAGTAGAGAATACAGTGCTGGATGGAAGAATGGGGAAAAAACTACAGGAAAATATTGATGAGATAAATAGCAATTTATCCAACGCAAATGCTGAACAAAAAAAATATACTCGTTTATCATTAAAATATTATACCGCAGATGAACTTGCTATAACAAATAACGATGACATTCCGGATGTTGCAAACAAAACACCACAAAACTCAATAGTTGAACTATGGATCAATAATGATAGTTTATTTGGTCGCAAGATACGGGAAGAATTATCAGACTTGGATCCGGATTTTTACGGGTACTTAACTGTTCGCTGGACAACTGATTCTCAAAGCTGTGACTTTAAAGCGGTCGCATATAGGTCAGGAGAAAGATTTGCCAAAATTTATACAAAAGTCAACGGCGAAAATTGGGGAAATTGGAGAAAAATATGCTGATAGAAAAGATGAGAAATATGACAATAATTTAAATAGCAATTTAATAAAGCAAGCAGAAGCCAATGGTTTTTGTAGTAATGCGATTTTAATTGGTGATACATACAATTTGCCGCTATTGGTAAGCAATACGACCATAAACATGCCACCTGATTGTGCGTTTGGCGTGAGGTCTACTGGTGCAATTCCGACGATATACTAGTAAAACTTACAGAAACTTTTCCTAGTACGGGTAGGCAGTATTTCAATTACTTCACAGGTGGCAGATGGCTAGGCTGGAATATTGTTTCACCATCCTAAACAATTATTAATATAGAGGATATTCATTGGTCGGAAAAGGCGGAAAAGAAAGGAGGATGTATCTGAATGAAAGGACGCAATACTTGCAGAGCAGAACCGATAGTAATCCAGCTCTATTTGTCAGGTCGAAAAGTCATCTTAACAGAGGAATGCCGTTACAGGAAGCAGCAATTATGGCAGGATATTCTAAGACGGAAACAACGATGATGTATTGCTTGGTAGATCAAGAAAGCGTACAACATCACTACAAAAAGTATTTGAGCGCATAAAACAAGTAGTTAAAGACTTTACTTACATCCGGCAAAGGTCGGATGTTTTTATTGTGCACGAAAATATATGTAACTTATTAACCACTCCTATATTTCAAGAAAAGAGGAAAAAACATGGCAATAAATAAAATAATGTTAAAAGATGGAACAACATATGAAATCGCAGAAGGAACAGGGATCCAGAGGATTATTATCGCATCAAAAACATACGATGAAATTAAAGGAATCGAAAAAGCGTTTTCAAAAGCAGAAAATTTGGAAGAGGTAAAGTTTCTGAGTGATGATGAGGTTATTGGAGAATATAAAAACTTAAAACTTATATCAAATGTGTTCGACAATGTGCGGACGGAAGACGAAAAAGTTATTATTGAACTTGGATTGAGAGAAATGACAGACATGGAAATAATGATCGACAATATTCAGAAAGAGCAGGAAATTCAAGATGCGGCAATTGCCGATCTGGGAGATGCGGTTTCATATATTACGCCGGAGGAGGAATAGACATGGTAAATTTTTATGTTGACAAAATTAAAAATGAAGCAATTAATGAGAAAACTGGAAAAGCATGGACAATTGATGACGTACCGAAGCTCTGGAAGAAAAAAGTAGAAAAAAGACTTGATAAAGATAAGCAGAAAGTGAGTAAGGAAAAGTGAAGGAAGTAGCTTTGCAAACCTATACAATTGCGCTCCCTATATTACTTGGGTATATAATATGGCTTCTGAAGAACCAGAAAAGAGACCGTGATGCAAACAGCAAAGGAACAATGCTGTTACTGCGCGTACAGCTGATTGAATACCACAGTAAATATATGCAGATTGGAAATATACCATCTTATGCATATGAGAATTTTTGCGAGATGTATGAAGCATACCACACGCTAGGTGGAAATGGAATGATAACAAAAATGAAAAATGAAATTGATGAATTACATATAAAACAAAAAGGAGATGATTAATCATGTTAAAAAATTGTGTATTTAAGGTATCTGTAGATACGAAAAAATGGGCTAAGAAAGCTGCAGTTAGAGCAATCAAGACCATAGCCCAGACTGCGATTGCAACTATTGGAACAGCAACAGCACTCGGTCAGGTAGATGCAAAACTTGTAGTGTCAGCATCTGTGCTAGCCGGAATTTTATCGGTACTGACAAGTGTAGCAGGATTACCAGAGTGTAATAGTTCAGAGGACGAGTAATCGTCCTCTTTTTGCGCCGGCGCAAGAAAGGAGAAGAATTATGAGTATTTGTAGAGGTGTAGCAGGAAGAAGAGGCTCTAATCCAATTGGGATTTTCATTCACAACGATGCAGGAAGTCAGAATGCAAACGCAGCGTTCTATCAAAAGTGGTTACAGACACATAATCTGGAAAATGGGTTCGCCCATTATTATGTAGCACAGGATGGTACATTGCAGGCAGAAGATGATATCAATCACGCATGGCATTGTGGAGATACTAACGGAAACAACAATTATCTGTCAATTGAAGTCTGCCAGAGCATGGGCGACCTTGAAGTATTCAAAAAGAACGAAGAGAAAGCGTTACAGTTAGCAGCACAGAAATGTAAGCAGTACGGCATCGAACCGAACCAGAACACAATTCGATTACATCAAGAAGTGTATGCAACATCATGTCCGCACAGATCTGTCGAGATTCATGGTGGAGCTTCTGGATGTAAGACGTATTTCATTAATCGGATCCGTGAGTTGATGGGGCTGGCAGAAATGCCGAAAATTACTTATACAGGTGCATCAAATACTGTGAAACCAGCTCAGACAGGTGATGCAGGGGTTGTATTCACTTATGGAGTAAAATCGGGTGGAAGAATTTTACCATTCGTTACAAATTTAAGTGACTTCGCAGG